TATGTTAGTTGGATTAAAGATGGCGATAAGTCAAATGATCTAACAGATTTAATACCAGAGGTTAGACGAGATAGAGGTTGGGCATGTGGCGCCACTGCTGGTTTAGTAGGGTTAAAAAGATTTAAAGATATTGATACTGCGTATTTGATAGGACATGATTTGTATAGTGTCAATCAACAAATTAACAATATGTACAAAGGTTCAAAATATTATGGCGTACCAGAGGCGCCAGCCACACCATGCGTAAACTGGATTAGTCAATGGAACCATTTGATGGCAGAGTTTCCTAAAGTTAAGTTTATAAAAGTAAACCCTAAAGGTATAAAGGGCCATGGTGATGATCAGGTTAATAACGAGATATACGAGTGGAGTAAGAACAAGAACATATCATATATGTCATTTAGAGAGTTTGATGATAGGTTCAAACTAGGGTTGACAAATATTGATTGATATGGTATAATAGACCTTATATGTTTGATAAAATAATTTATAAAGTATTAGATAGAATTGTGAACCTCATTGAGAGGTATAAACAATATAGAATAAGAAAGTCTTTACCAAAAGCTACCTACAATGAACAAGCTAAAAAAGAAGATGTAAAAAAGTGGGTTAGTGAGCGTGAGAACTCTTATAAATAATAATGATTCCGATTATACAGGAAACACAAAAACAACGAATACGATAATACATACAAAGGAGTAAATATGGATTTCGAATCACTTAAACAGTCAAGCTCAAACTTTGACAAACTTACCAAGGCTATAGAAGCCAATCTCGGTACAGAAAATAAAGAACAAAACAAATCAAAATACCAAGACGACAGATTTTGGAAACCAGAATTAGATAAAACTGGAAACGGATATGCTGTCATTAGATTTTTACCTGCAGTAGAGGGTGAAGATTTACCTTGGCAAAGAGTATGGTCACACGCATTCCAAGATGTTGGTGGCTGGTATATTGAGAACTCACTAACTACACTAGGTCAGAAAGACCCTGTGTCAGAAGAAAACACTAGACTTTGGAATACAGGTTTAGATAGTGATAAAGAGATTGCTAGAAAGAGAAAAAGAAAACTCTCTTACTACTCAAACATTTTGATTGTGTCAGACCCAAAGCATCCTGAAAACGAGGGCAAAGTATTCTTATTTAAATTTGGTAAAAAGATATTTGATAAGATTACAGAAGCAATGCAACCTGCGTTTGAAGATGAGAAACCAGTAAACCCATTTGATTTTTGGAAAGGTGCTAATTTCAAATTGAAAATAAGAAAGGTTGATGGTTATTGGAATTATGATAAATCAGAATTTGAAGCAGTATCTGCTGTCGCTGAAGATGACGCAAAGATTAAGTCTATTTGGGGACAACAATATGCTTTGAAACCTTTTCTCGCACCCGATAATTTTAAATCCTATGACGAACTTAAAGAGAAACTGAATAGGACAATTACAGGTGTTAGAAGCACAACTACTGCTGATAAAGTAGACCTCCCACCTCAGAACAGCAATAGTGTGAAAAGTAATGAAGCCACTACTTCCACAGCTAGTGATGATGACGATACTTTGTCATATTTTAGTAAATTAGCCGAGGAAGAGTAATATTTCTCTCTCGCTTCAATTAACTTTGAAAGGCGCTCTGAAAAGGGCGCCTTTTTTATTATAAATATTAGCATATGGCAATATCAATACTAGACCCTTTAAAAGATAGACAAGGTGGTGTTCGTAAGAGCATTGATTGGTATAAGAGAAATGTCGCTGATTTAGGTAGTAGAATTACTGCTAGAAAGTTGATGAGCAGTGGTAAACTAAATGCGGCACCTAGTAGTGGTAGATTAAATATGTTCTTTTATGACCCTAAATATAAGAAGACATTGCCTTTGTATGATACTTTTCCATTGGTATTACCTTTGGAAACAATACCAGGTGGTTTTATGGGTATAAATTTTCACTACATAAGACCAGTACAAAGATTGTCTTTGTTGAATACTTTACAAAGATATGCGTCTGGTGACTTTCAAAGAAACACCAGAATAGATGCATCTTATAATGAAGTTAAGAATGTAGGTATTGCTAGAAACACGATTAAAAAATATCTATTTGGCCATGTGAGGTCTAGTTTTTTAAGAGTGGATTTTGATGAGGCTGCTTTGGCAGTTATGTTGCCAGTGCAACAGTTTAGAAAAGGAAGACCGTATTAATGATAAAAAGACATAATAGACAGAGAAACAAACCATATATCTTACCCATCAAAAAAGATATAACAAGATTTTATATGAAACTAAAAAGTAAGGTCAACTTTTATAGTTGGTCTATAAGAAGTGGACACAAAGCATGAAACAGTTTTTTAAAAAAATAATAGAAAAAATATTTGGCAAAAGATGTCAATGTAAGGACAAGTAATGGCTATTTTAAGAGGTGGTAAAAGAATAGGCGGATACGATATAAGAATTGGTCTACCTAGAGATAGATCGCTTGATAATGTAGAGCGTGATCCAAGATTAAGACAAAAAGCTGGTGGTAATCCTGAAACTACAATGGGTAGATTTCAAGCCTATGTAAATGAGGGAGAGGGTTTTGCTAGAAAGGCTAGGTTTTATACAGAATTTTTCTTACCTAGAGGTTTATCATTTGGTGGTGGTATTGGTGGTGAAGATACTGCTGTTGAAGTAAATGGAACAGGTGAAGGTATAGAGGCATTTAAATTATCAGAAGAATTACAAGCTGTACAAAATGCTAATGGTAGACGAGTAAGAGCTTTTTGTGCTGAAATAGATATGCCAGCTAGAGAGGTGACAACTAAAGCTGTAAGACATGGTAATGCACCAGCTAGAAATCATGTTGTAGATTTTACATCACCAGATATAACAGCAACATTTTACCTAGACAAATTTTTAAGAGAAAGGTCATACTTTGAGTTATGGCAACAAGCGGCATTTAGTACAACATCATTTAATAAAAATTACTATGACAACTATGTATCTGATATAAACATATTTCAATTAGGTCAATATGCTAGTAGGCAAGAAAGAGATGATGTCACATATGGCGTAAAACTATTTGACTGTTATCCAAAAGTAGTAGGACCAGTATCATATTCATATGAAACTAATAATGTACAAACATTTCAAGTCACATTAGGATTTAGATATTGGGTTAATTACTTTATTGATAAGGCAGGTCAAATAGAATTAGGTCAATCAGAATTTGGAACACCAGAGGTAAAAACAGCTGGTGGTCTATTTGGTGGTCTACTTGGTAGATTACCACCAGAGTTAAGAAGAGCTGGGCGTGATGTTCTTAACGAATTGAGAAGAAGAGCGCCAATAGGTAGAGTCACAGGTGGTAGGGTTTTCCCACCATTTAAGATTCCACCTTTAAATTTATAATATAAGGAGTAAATTATGGCATTGCCAAAGGTGGAAACACCGAGATATGAATTGACTTTACCATCGCAAGATATAAAAGTTAAATTTAGACCATTTTTAGTAAAAGAAGAAAAGATACTATTGATGGCTATGGAATCTCAAAAAGAGAATGAGATTTACGAGGCAACAAAACAAATAGTTGACACTTGTACTTTTAACAGTTTAGATGTTGAGAGCCTACCTATGTTTGATTTAGAGTATATCTTTTTAAATATAAGAGCGAAGTCGGTAGGTGAGATTTCAAAGTTTAAAGTTTTATGTCCAGATGACAAAAAAACTTATGCTGATGTTGAGATTGACTTAACAAAGGTAAATGTACAAGTAGATGATGACCACACTAATAAAATTATTGTGGACGAGAAAAGAAATTTAGGTGTTGTGATGAAATATCCAACATTGCAAGTATTGAAGTCAGGCACAAATATAGATGGCGCCAACATGGATACAGTATTTAATATGCTAACAACCTGTGTTGACCACATATTTGAGGGCGAAAAGATATACCCAGCAAAGGATAGCACGCAACAAGAGATAAAAGAATTTTTTGAGAGTTTATCGCAAGAGAGCTTTAGTAAGATTAAGAAGTTTTTTGATACCATGCCTAGAGTTAGACACGAATTTGAGGTGACTAACCCTAAAACTAATGTCAAAAGTAAAGTGACATTAACAGGACTAAATGATTTTTTCGAATCAGCCTCGCCCATAATAGCCTAGAGGCCTATTTTGAAGTCACATTTGCCCTGCTACATCATCATAAATATTCTTTGAGTGAAGTACAGAATTTGATACCATGGGAAAGAGATGTCTATGTACAAATGCTGATTAATCATATCAAAGAAGAAAACGAGAGAAGAAGGAACGAAAATAAACAATGAGAAAAGTATTAACAATAATAGTGGCAGGTTTGTTATTAACAGCTTGTTCTAAAACAATAACTGTTGGTAAAAAATGTGTACAAGTAGATGACCAAGTATTATGGTCTTATGTTTGGATAACTGATAAACCAATGGTAGTAGATAAATATTTCTGTGAGAGGTAATAATGAGTGAAATAGAAGATAAAATTGTTGTAGCTGCTGATAAAAAAGAAATCA